TCCTTCCAGTATGTGAACGATGAGCCTGCAATGTGCCTGTTCCCGGCAATCAAGCGCATGACTTCCGGCGCTTTCATCATCTGCGAATCCGCAGCATACAAATACACCAACGAACGCTACCTGATGTTGCAGGCTATGAAGGCCTCAAGGGTGATGGGCATGGATGACACCAAGCACACCATCCTTCGCATCGCCGACTGCATCCTGCTCTGGCTGGACGACCTGCTGATGATGCCGCCCAAGCCGGAAGATATGGTCGAACACGCGGCACAGAAGGCACTTGCTGGCGAAGCCACCCTGTCTATCAACGGCCAATCCAAAACTTTTGAGGTCAACGGCTGATGGAGCGCATCGAGAATATCCAGACGAAGAAGGTCCACGACCCGGATTCCAGATACACCGAAGGCGGAGCCGTCGATCCGCATGAGGCACCCAAGCACAAGCTGGACAGCCCGGAGGTGCTTGATAAGCACAAGCGTCTGGAGGACTGGTTCGCGCAGGAGCGCAGCACGCAGGCGGAATCGCGCTTCCAGATGGCGCTGGACCACGACTTCTATGATGGCCTGCAATACTCCGAAGAGGATGCGCAAGAGCTGATGGAGCGCGGCCAAGCGCCGCTGGTTTACAACGAGGTGAAGCCGACAATAGATTGGGTTATCGGCACTGAACGACGCACCAAGTTCGACTACAACATCCTGCCACGCAGGGAAGAGGACGTGGGATTGTCATCGGTCAAGCGCGAGGTGATCAAGTACATCAGCGACATCAACCGCCTGACGTTCGAGCGCAGTGCGGCATTCAAAGAAAGCACTATCTCCGGCCTGTCATGGACCGAGACGGGTATCCGTGGCGACAACGACGATGATCCTGTCTATGCGCAGCAGGAGTCGTGGCGCAACGTCTGGTATGACAGCAACAGTCGCAAGCTGGACTATTCCGATGCGCGTTATCTGTTCCGCCGCCGCGTCGCCGATCTGGACGTGGCTATCGCCATGTACCAGGAACGAGAGAGATTGCTGCGCGAAGCGGCGCTGGATCAGGATACCTTCGTCAGCCAGTACGACGATTTCTTGCTCGGGACGCCGCTCTCGCAGGGAGCGGGCGGCAAGACACCGATCAGTTCTTATGCACGGTATGGCGGCATCGGCTCGAACTCCGGCTCATCCAACCGCAAGATGCGTGTGGAGCTTATTGAGGCATGGGTGCGCACGCCGGTCAGGGTGCAGAAATTGCGCGGCGATCTGTTCGATGGTGAGCAGTACGACAAGAACAACCCGGAGCATGTGGCAGCTGTCGGCGACGGGGTGGTGTCCACCTTTGACGCGCTTGAAATGCGCATGGAAGTCACGGTGTTTTGTTCTGCTGGCGTGCTGTTCGATGGCGTCAGCCCGTACAGGCACAACCGTTTCAGCCTGACGCCGATGTGGTGTTATCGCCGTGGCCGTGACAATTCGCCGTATGGTCTGGTCCGCAACATCCGAGATCCGCAGGAGGACCTGAACAAGCGCGCGTCGAAGGCGCTCTTCATTCTGTCCACCAATCGCGTCATTGCCGACGAAGGTGCGGTCGAAGATTTGGAGCTACTGCGCGAAGAGGCGGCTCGGCCGGACGGCATCATCATCAAGAAGTACGGCAAGGATCTGTCCATCGGGAATGACAATCAACTTGCCCACGACCACATGGCGCTCATGGACCGGGACGGCAACGCGATCCGCAATGCAGGGGGTGTCACCGACGAGAACCTTGGCCGTGGCAGCAATGCGCAGTCCGGCAAGGCGATTCTGGCGCGCCAAACACAGGGCAGTGTCGTTACCTCCGAGGTGTTCGATAACTACCTGCTGAACTTCCAACTGGACGGCGAGAACTTGCTGTCGCTGGCTGAACAATACTACGCGAAGCCGAAGGTGATCCGCATTGCCGGGAAGCGCGCGGGCAAGTTCGACTGGATCAAAGTCAACCAGCCGCAGGAAGATGGCTCATACCTGAACGACATCACACAAAGCAAGGCCGACTTCATCGTGGATGAGCAGGACTACCGCGAAAGCATGCGTCAAGCGATGTTCGAGCAGATGATGGAAATGGTCGGCAAGATGCCGCCGGAACTTGCGATGAAACTGCTCGATCTGGTGTTTGAGTTCTCTGACATCCAAGGCAAGGACGAGATTGTGAAGCGCATCCGCAAGCTGACCGGCGAGGGAGGAGACGACGAAGAGAAGTCGCCGGAACAGTTGCAGGCTGAACAGGCCGCAGCGCAGGAAGAACAGGCGCAGCAGGAATTGATTAAGCAGACAGCCGAGGCGCAACTGCAGATGCTGAAAGCCAAGGTCGCGCAACTTGAAGCGCAGTCCAAAAAGATAGATGCCGACAGCCTGACGCAGATGGTGACGGCGATGTACACAGCGATGCAGGCTGGCCAGATCATAGCGACGGTGCCCGGCGTGGGGCCTGTTGCCGATGCGATCCTGCAAGGTGCGGGCTATCAGGACCAGAACGGCCAAGACGCGGACATCCCAGCGCCTGCAGCACCAGCCTCGGCCGCAATGCCGCAGGAACTTCCAACATTGCAGCAAACAGACGGTGCGCAGGCAGGCATCCAAACCCCGGGCAATGACGGCGTAATCACTCAATAGGAGATCAACATGACAAAAACGAACAAGGTATCGGCATCAATGGCAATGCGTGAACGCGAATGGGAAGCAGAAGAAGATTTGCGCACATTGCAACGTGCAGCGGAAATCAAGAACGACCCAGCACGCCTGAAGCGCGCGCAGGAACTGGCGAAAGAAAAGTTGCAAGAAATGGCCCAAGTAGCAGGGCAGGCGGCCGGCTCGTAAGGGCTGGATTAAACGGTGGCAGCAGGCAATCTAGAGGAGGAAGTAATCATGGGTTTGGACGGATATTCAGAGCAGGAACTGGCAATGCTGTCTGACGAAGAGCGCGCGGCATTGGAGGATTCCACTGACGAAGAGCGTAAATCGTTGAACGCGGTGGCTGGCGTGGATGACGACGACGAAGGCAAAGATGCTGACGGCGATGGCGATGGCGATGGCGATGGCGATGGCGATGGCGATGGCGATGGCGATGGCGATGGTGCAGGTGATGATGCTGGCAGCGGTGACGATGGCGACGATGGCGACGAGAAGCCGGATCGCAATGTGTTCGCTGCGAAGTACCACGCAGATCCTGTCGAGGGTTACGCGGACAAAATGGCCGAGCTTGACCAGAAGTTCGAGGACGGCGATCTTGAGCTGAAGGACTACAACCAGCAGCGCGATGCACTGGTGCGTGCGCAACTCAAGGCCGAAATCTCGTCTGAGCAGCAAGAGCAAGTCGAGGCGCAGTTGTGGCGTCGTGAGATCGATATGTTCATGGACGACCACCCGGAGTATGTGCAGAGAAAACTGCTCAATGTTGCTTTTGACACAGCCGTGAAAGAAGTGGCGGCGGACCCGGCCAACAGTGACAAGACCTACCGCTGGTTCCTGTCCGAAGCGCATAAGCGTGTGCAGGAAGAGCTTGGCATCACGCAGAAGCAGGAGCAAAAGCATAATGCGGATGAAGGCGGAAAGAAGAATGCCAAAGACGTGAAGCCGCGCGGTTCCGACATCAAGGATGCGCCGCCGACGCTTGGCAAATTGCCGCAAGCCGGGGCCGGCGAGAGCGATGCTGGCGAGTTCGATCACATCGACCGTTTGGAAGGTATCGACTATGAGCGCGCGCTGGCGAAGATGTCGCCGGAGGCGCGTGAGCGTTACTTGGCAGCGTGATATGGGCATAGTCCGTCACTTCGACATCAAGGTAGGCGAGACGCTTCGCATTGGTGACGATGTGACGGTTACGCTCCAAAAGAAATCGGGCCAGCTTGCGCGTTTAACTATTGACAGGCCGGAGAGCATAAAGGTAGAAGTCAAAGGGCTTGGTGCGGCGACCCAAGCTGCAAAGGGCATACTGGTCGCCGCATAAGAATCCCGAAAGGGAAGGGGATTAACCCCAATAGTCGAAGCGCATATGTGCTTCTTTATGAAACTGTAAAGGAGAACAACCATGGCTAAAACCATTGTGGGATTGAACGATCCCAAAGCAATCAAGAAGTACAGCGGCCAACTGGCCGTTGATGTCGCGCGAACCGCCTACTTCCAAAAGAAGTTCATGGGAGAAGGCGAAACCGCATCCACCCCCATCCAACTGCTGCGCAATCTGGAAAACGATGCCGGCGAACAGATCACTTACGACCTGTCGCTGCAACTGAAGATGCAGCCGGTCGAAGGTGATGATGTCCTCGAAGGCCAAGAAGAAGACCTGAAGTTCTACACCGACAACGTGTTCATCGACCAGATGCGCCAAGGTGTGAACGCGGGTGGCCGCATGACTCGCAAGCGTACCTTGCACGATCTGCGCATGATCGCCAAAAAGCGCCAGTCCGACTGGTGGAGCCGTGTGTTCGACGAACTGCTGTTCATCTACCTGTCCGGCGCACGCGGCGTGAATGCCGACTACACCTTCCCGACAACCTACACCGGGTTCGCCGGTAATGCTGTCGAGGCTCCTGATGCCGATCACATCCTGTACGCCGGTGCGGCAATCAGCAAGGCTTCATTGGTATCCACCGACAAGATGACGCTGACCGTCATCGACCGTCTGGCTGCGAAGGCAACCATGATGGGCGGCGGCACCGAGGGCATCCCCTCGATCCAGCCGATTATGATCGACGGCGAAGAGCATTTCGTGCTGGTGATGTCGCCATGGCAGAAGTATGACCTGAAGCGCGATGCTGGCACTGGTGGCTGGCTCGATCTGCAGAAGGCTGCTGCTGCGGCCGAGGGCAACAAATCCCCGATCTTCAAGGGCGGTCTGGGCATGTACAACAACGTGGTGCTGCACGAAGCCAAGCCGGTGATTCGTTTCACCGACTACGGCGCTGGTGCGAACGTGGATGCTGCGCGTGCCTTGTTCATGGGTACGCAGGCTGGCATCGTGGCCTTCGGCTCCGCCGGCACCGGCATGCGCTTCGACTGGCACGAAGAGAGCCGCGACAACGGCAACCAACTGGTTGTGTCCACCAATGCCATCTTCGGTGTGAAGAAGTGCCGCTTCAACGGCACTGACTTCGGTTGCATCGCGGTGGATTCTGCTGCGGCCAATCCGGGCTAATCAGTAGCGGGCGGTGAAAGCCGCCCCTCTGAATACAATCTTTCAATTTAGGAGATACTAAAATGGCAACTTTGACTGCAAACGCTGCAACTGCGCAGCAACCCTCTATCTCGCCGGATGCTGCCGGTGAGGTGTATGCCGTTCGCGGCGAAATCGCGCTGGCTGCTGCTCTGGCCCTGAACGACGTGATCGAAATGGTGAAACTGCCGGCCGATTGCGTGCCGGTGGACTTCATCATCGACACTGACGATCTGGACTCTGGCGCAACCCCAGCGCTGGCAATGGCTGTTGGCTTCACTGCTGGCACCAATGCCGAGTTCCGTGCTGCTGCTGCCGTCGGCCAAGCCGCTGGTCTGGTCCGTATGGACAGTGTTCTGGCTCCGCGCATCGCTCCGACTACTGCTGATCGTGTCGTTGGCCTCAAGGTCACGACCGCACCAGCAACCGGCGCAACGACCGGAACCATCGGCTTCACCCTGCAATACCGCGCGGCCCGTTACGGCGCGTAACAAACCGGTGGGCGGCTTCGGTCGCCCACTATCAACTACTGACGCAGAAACCATAAGGAGTGGTAGCTATGTTGATCAAATGCAAACTGAAACGCGAAGGCGGTTCCAAGATTAAGATCGGCGGGGTGGAGTATCACTTCGCCCCGGACGATAACGGCGACCATGTTGCCGAGGTGACAAACGAAGCGCATGCCAATCGTTTCCTCGAAATCAGCGAGGCATACGAGGCGGTCGGTGCGAAGAAGCGGGCGAAGGCCGTGCAGGCTCAAGCGCCTACCGAACCCGGCAATCCTTCTGGCACGACTGGTGACAATAGCCAGACCGGTGTTGAAGATACGCCTGTCGTTTCCGCTGCAGAGATCAACGCGATGGGCAAGAAGGAGCTGCTGG